ACCTACAATGTATTTCAACCTAAGACATGTTCCTATGTTCAACGGACCATATATGATTCAAGAGGTTACTCACACCATAACACCAGGTTCATTCCAAACACAATTTAATGGAATAAGGCAGGCGGTATTTGATTATCCACAAATTGACAAATACCTCCAAAGTATAAATCAAAACTTACTGACGAAGGTAGAAGCTCTTATAAAAAATAGTTCAGAAAAACCATCAGTACCACCAACTACAAACCAAGGAAAGGCGGATAAAAAAGCGTCAGATGCTAAACAGTCACCAAGTCCGGAAAATTCATGTGTTAATAACGTAAATTTAGAATATCAAAATAATCAGTTTGTTAGTACGAAATTTGTTAAAACAAGTGTAACTCCAGAACAAATGGTAACTTCAATAAATGATGTCCTAATTAAGAAAAATGTTACGGACATGAATATGAAGGCTATTATATATTCTATTTGTTATGTAACAACTTATCAAGAAAATAAGTTCATGGGTTATGGAAATAACTATAGTGCCGCAATAAATCTGACAATTAATTTTTCTCCCACTTATAAAGATTATTTTGAAAAAACATATATGTGTGTTAAAAATAAAACAACAGATTATCCTTGGGCGGTTTTTAGTTCTACCGATAAGTTTGTAGAGTTTTTATATGAAAGATTGAGACAGAGAAGAAATTTAATCGAAAAAGAAGGTTTATGGTTATTTTATAATTGTTACTACCCGAACACTGAAAGTTCAATAAGCGAATCTTCATTCTATTCGGGAAGAACTACTAATTCTACAATAAAACAAATAAATGAAAAATTAACAGCAGGTCTAAACTCTTTCAATCAACTTGCAACAAACACAACATTAGGTATACAACAAATCGACGCAGTAAAATTGTTGGAAGGAACAGTTGGAACAAATGACCCTGAAAAACAAAAGAAACCAGCAAACAATCAGGGTACAAGTACTTCAGGTAAACCGAACTGTTTACCACCAACGATTATATCATTTTCACCTTCTAGTACAACAACTTCAGGAACTCCACCAATAATAAGATTATCAGGAACAAATCTTCTTGGTAACACACAAGTATTTTTGAATGGGGCTAAAGCTAATGTTGATACAATAAGTGCAACTGGTATTACCTTTACACCAACCACAAAGGCATCAAGTAAAATTAAAATCATAACTAGCGGTGGTACAGTTGAAAGTACAAAACCTTTTGTTTTTGTCGATAATTCTAGTGCAGTTACCCAAGAACCACCACCTCCAAATACTGTGGAAAATGATGTAGACCTTTTCAAGAAGTATCAAAAAGGAGGGGTTGATATTGTGTTGAATTATGTTGGAAATACAAGTAAACTGGTGGGAAAAATAATATTCCAAGAAGGCAACTTTAGTAAAGATTATCCGGCAACTATATTTCTGAGTAGTCAATCTGATATAAAAATTGCGGATTTTACAATCAATAAGTTGAACGAAAATGGTAAGAGTGGGGGTAGTTTTGAATCAACTTCAAACGGATGGATAGATACTATTACAACAGCAGCATCTTTGAATTCAAATCAAACAGTATATTTTGATGTCTATATACCGGCGTTTGCTAGTAGAATCAAGTTTGCTAGAAAAATTTTACCATTCGCTTGTCCTGAATATAGTTATGTCTACGGTGAAATATTGACATTCCCTCAGTATGAAAGAATTATGCAAAATCCTTGTTGTGAATGTTATCCGGACGGTACGGGAGGAAACACTATTATTATCAATGGAATAACTTGTAATCCTACCGGTGCAGGATGTTAATATTTGTTATTTCACATATATTTATAGGAAACAAATTTTATGAATTTAAATAACGTTTTGAACAATTATTTGGGTAAACAAGTTAGGTTTAGTGAAGAAGATATAGGTAATGGAACCAAAGAAGTTTGTGACTTAGATACTGGTGATTGCTACATCGTAAGAGAAAAAGATGGTTTGATTGAGAGAGCAGGACACCAAGTTTACACCAATAGAAAAGTTAAGGTAGAAACCGCAAAAGGTATTAAACAATTATTAAACGGATAAAAATGGGAATCGATAAGAAAATATTAAGTGAAATAGAAAGGTATCATTTCATAAATAGTTATGTAAATGAACAAGTTGCTCCTGAGACCGCAGGTGCGGTACCTCCACCGCCACCAGTACCGGGTGCAGAGGTAGCTGCTCCGACAGGAGAAGTACCACAACCTGATGTACCACCAACACCAATAGATGTTGAAGCAGACCCTGAAGTTGAAAAAATCGATGACAAGGGTGAGTCAGAAGAAACAGGAGGAGGTACTGAAGAATTGGATGTTACGGATTTAGTCAAGTCACAAGAGACAATAGAAAAAAAACAAGAAGATTACTTCAATAACTTATTCAGTCAAATAGAAAATTTAGAAAAGAAACTTTCTGAAATGGATTCTATTGTGAGTAAATTAAATTCTCTCGAAAGCAAGATAGAGAAGTATAGAGAAAAAACTCCACAAGAAAAGTTAGAACTAAGAACATACGATTCATATCCTTTCACTCAAAAACTCTCTGATTTTTTTGAAGATAAGAAAGAAGAAATGGAAAAAACGGGTAAAAAAGATTATGTTTTAACATCTGACCAAGTCACAGATATTGTTGACAAACAGGTGAAAGATAGTTTTTTACCATCATCGGAAAACGAATATTAATTTAGAAAGGTCACTTAGGTGACCTTTTTTATTTGACAGACATTGAAATTGTGATTATATTTGTAGTATAAATTTTAAAACATGAATACATTAGACGCCGTATTGGCACAGTACGAAAAATCAAAGCAATCGGGCGGGGCCCAATCCAACATGTCTCAAGAGGAAAGAATGAAGAAATACTTCGCTCTCATCTTAGGAGATAAAGAAAACTCAGGACAAAGAAGAATTCGAATCCTACCAACTAAAGATGGTTCTTCACCATTCGTTGAAGCTTGGTATCACGAAATCCAAGTAGGAGGTAAATGGCAGAAGTTTTACGACCCAGGAAAAAACGACAACGAACGTTCTCCTCTGAACGAAGTTTACGAAGAACTTATTTCAACAGGTAAAGATTCTGACAAAGAATTAGCTAAACAATATAAGTCACGTAAGTTTTACATTGTAAAAGTGATTGATAGAGATAAGGAAGAAGAAGGACCAAAGTTTTGGAGATTCAAGCACAACTATAAAAACGATGGTATTTTGGATAAGATTATTCCTATTTGGAGAAACAAAGGTGATATCACTGACCCTGAAAAAGGTCGTGACCTCATCATCGAATTGACTAAGTCTAAAACTCCAAAAGGCAAAGAGTATACAACTGTATCAACAATCATGTATGATGACCCATCACCTGTTCACGAAGACAAAAAACAAGGTAAAATATGGGTTGATGATGAGTTGACTTGGTTGGATGTTTATAGTAAAAAGCCTGTAGAGTATTTAGAGGCTATTGCAAGAGGTGAAACTCCAAGATGGGATAGTGAGAGAGGTGGATACGTTTACGGTGATTCTACGGACTCTGAGACATCAATGGGTGGAAGTAAGAAAAGTTATGTAGACCCACAAGCAGATGCGGATGTTGATGGTGACTTACCATTTTAATTAAAACACGAAGGACATAGGTACAAAAATCAATTGAGTATCTATGTCCTTTTTTCAACTATAATTTATGGCAATTAAAAAAACTGAATTCAGTAGTCTCAAGAAAAAATTTTCAACTTCAGCAAAATATAAACCACAAAGATTTTTAGACTTAGGTCAAGATTTCTTGGATGCTGTTGGTTTACCTGGTCCTGCTATTGGACACATCAATATGTTTTTAGGACACTCTGATACAGGAAAAACTACTGCGGCAGTTAAATCCGCTGTGGATGCTCAAAAAAAAGGGATACTTCCGGTTTTTATAATCACAGAACAAAAATGGAGCTTTGACCATGCAAGACTAATGGGTTTCAATTGTGAAGAAGTTCCTGATAAGGAAACAGGTGAAATGGATTGGGATGGATTTTTCCTTTTCAATAACAACTTTAGTTATATTGAACAAATTACTGACTACATAAATCAGTTGTTGGATGCTCAAGAAAAAGGAGAACTTAACTATAGTTTATGTTTTATTTGGGATTCAGTTGGTTCAGTTCCATGTAAAATGACTTATGAAGGTAAAGGAGGAAAGCAACACAATGCTTCTGTGCTTTCTGATAAAATTGGAATGGGTATTAACCAAAGAATTTCAGGTTCAAGAAAGGCGGACACTGAATATGAAAATACCCTCATAATTATTAACCAACCTTGGGTTGAACTTCCAGATAATCCTTTCGGTCAACCAAAAATCAAGGCTAAAGGGGGTGAATCGGTTTGGTTAAACTCATCATTAGTATTTTTATTTGGAAATCAAAAAGGTGCTGGTACAACCAAAATTACTGCGACTAAAGATAAGAGGAGTGTCAAATTTGCAATCAGGTCCAAAATATCGGTGATGAAAAACCATATAAATGGATTAGGTTTTGACGACGGTAAGATTATTGTAACACCACATGGATTTTTAGCGGGTAAGGATTCTACAGAAGAGAAAGCCTCCATTGAGTCATACAAAAAAGAATACGCTGACTATTGGAAAGATATTATAGGAAGTGAAGGTGATTTTGACTTGAAAGAAGAAAAAGAAGATGTTTAATAATATAGAATGATTATGACTAAAACCCTTTTGGTAGATGGTGATAATTTATTCAAAATAGGATTCCACGGTGTTAAAGATTTATTTAATGAGTCTGAACATGTTGGTGGAATCTTTCATTTTATAAACACCTTGAGAAAATTTTTGGAAGAACATGACCATGATAAAGTTGTGGTATTTTGGGATGCCGAATCTAATTCAAGTACAAGGAAGTTATTATACTCTGAATACAAGGCAAACCGTAGACAATCTATGATGGATTTTAAGTATGAATCCTACCTCCAACAAAAACAAAGAGTAAAAGAATATCTTGAAGAAGTTTTCGTTAGACAAGTTGAAATGTTTGGTAATGAAGCGGACGACTTA